CGCATCAAGCTTTCGACGTTCCATGCGATGAAAGGGGGTGAAGACGACAACTGCGTGGTGTATCTTGGCACCACCATCGCCTGCGCCAGCAACGATCAGGACGACGAGCATCGTGCATTCTACGTCGGCATAACGCGCACGCGAAAGGCCCTTCACATCTTGGACACTGACAGAACCTACAGGTACCACCTATGAAACGTGCTGAAGTCCTCGACACCGCTAAAGGCTATGTGACCCGCGACCGCGCCGCTGACCACGGCAACATGGAAGACAACTTCCGCACGATTGCGGACTATTGGGCGGTTCATCTTGGCGTCGAGGTCACGCCTGCAGACGTCGCGGTAATGATGACGCTGCTCAAGCTGGCGCGCATCCGCAGCAACCCCAAGCACGACGACAATTGGGTGGACGGCTGCGGTTATCTGGCATGTGGCGGGGAGTTGATGGATGCGGCAAACTGACCTGTTCATCGACACGGATGCTGAACTCGACTGGAACATGCCGACCGAGTATCCGGACCTGACCGGGTACAAGCAGATCGCCATTGACCTTGAGACCTACGACCCCAACCTGATCACTCTGGGCCCGGGCTGGGCTCGGAACGACGGCTACATCGTCGGGGTCGCCATCGCCGCCGGGGACATGTCTGCCTACTTCCCGATGCGGCACCAGAACGGTCACAACCTTGACCCGAAGATGACCATGCGCTGGCTGCAGAGGCAAATGGCCACGCCGCAGATCGACAAGATCATGCACAACGCCACCTACGACGCCGGGTGGCTGCAGGCTGAGGGCGTGACGATCCAAGGCCGGATCATCGACACGATGATCACGGGGGCCATCGTTGATGAGAACAGGCTTTCCTATAGCCTGAACAACCTCGGCAAAGACTACATCGACATGCGCAAGGACGAGCGTCTGCTGCGCGCTGCCGCCAAGGAGTGGGGCTTCGACCCCAAGAGCGAGATGTGGCGTCTGCCGCCTCGCTACGTTGGCGGCTACGCCGAGCAGGACGCGGTCATGACCCTCAAGCTGTGGGAGCGCCTGCGCACTGAGATCGAACAGCAGGACCTGTGGAACATCTGGAACCTCGAGACCAGCCTCATTCCGCTCATGATCGAAATGCGCAAGCGCGGCGTTCGGGTGGATTTGGATGGCGCGGAGAAGGCCAAGAAGCTTCTGAAAGCAAGGACCAAGGACCTACGCGCGCAGATCAAGAACATCAGCGGTGTGGACATTGATCCTTGGGCTAGCGCCTCGGTTGAGCGGATGTTTCAGGCTCTCAACTTGGAGTATCCGAGGACCGACGCTGGAGCGCCGTCATTCACCAAGCAGTATCTCAACGCCCACCCGCATGAGGCCTGCCAGATGCTGGTTCGGCTGCGGGAGTTTGACAAGGCGGATGGTACTTTCATTGACACGATTTTACGGCATCAGTATAAAGGACGCATCCACTGCGAGTTCCACCAGCTGCGTAGTGACGACGGCGGCACGGTGACGGGTCGGTTCTCTTCTTCGAGTCCAAACCTCCAGCAGATTCCTGCCCGGGACCCGGAGATCAAGTCCCTGATCCGGGGCCTGTTTCTGCCCGAGGAGGGATGCCGCTGGGGGTCGTACGACTATTCGTCGCAGGAGCCTCGGCTGCTGGTGCATTGGGCCGCGAGCCTTCCTGACACCGTCAGGCATCCGATGGTCGATCACATCGTCGAGCGGTACCACACGGAGAATGTGGACCTGCACCAGATGGTGGCGGACATCGCGGGGATCAGCCGCAAGCAGGCCAAGGTCGTGAACCTTGGCATCATGTACGGCATGGGTAAGGGCAAGTTGGCCAATCAGCTTGGGATCTCGGTTGAGGAAGCCGAGGCTCTACTGGCCACGCACCACCAGCGTGTTCCCTTCGTGAAAGGCCTCGCCGAGATCGCGACGCAGCAGGCGGATAAGTACGGGACGATCCGGACGCTGCTCGGGCGCAAGTGCCGCTTCCACCTCTGGGAGCCTAAGTTCGGCTACAAGAAGCCGCTGCCGCTCGAGGAGGCGCGCAAGGAGTACGGCTTTGTGCTTCGCAGGGCCTTCACCTACAAGGCGCTGAACAAACTGATCCAAGGTTCAGCGGCCGACCAGAACAAGCAGGCTATGGCAGATTGTCACAGGGAGGGCCTAGTTCCGATGCTCACGGTCCACGATGAGCTTTGTTTTTCAGTGGAAAGTGGCGTGCAGTCGGAACGGATCACGGACATCATGGAGAATGGACTTGGGCACGTCCTCAAGGTACCATCCAAGGTAGACGTGGCACTTACGAGCAACTGGGGAGAAGTCGATTGAAGCAGGAGTTCAAATCGCTGGGGATCAAGGACATGCACCCCATGCAGATCGAGGCCCTCATCAACTTCATCGGCCTTGCGCTGGACATGGCGTCCCAGTTTGAAGGCGACGAGGCCCTTGAACTGGTCGAGGAAGAGGCAGACAACCTCATCCGCCTGCTTGGCGGCAACGGCGTCAAGGTTCAACTCAAGGTGGAACTCGATCAGGGAGACTGACGCGCTTGAATAGCCGCGTTTTTCGCCGCATCAATCGGGTTGCTCCCAAGAAGTTCCGCAGGCCGCGCGCGTGGGGCCGTCGCCCCCGCACCCGCCCCACCACTGAAGACCGGACGTAGCCGAGGCGGCGGCGTGAACTGGAACGTCGGAGCCGCCGTGGGCATCTGCACTTGAGGCAGGCCTTGCGTAGTGACTTGCTGCTGCATGCGTTCGACACGCTGGCTTGCAGCCTGCTGCCCCTGAGACACGCCTTGCGCTGAGACCTGCCCAGTGATCTCCCAAGCCATCTCAAGCGCCCGTCCAACCTGATCGTAGTCTACACCGGCCCCAGGGCGTACTCCTGTCGGCCGTGTAATCAGGTTCAGGAACGCTTTTGTGCGCAGCAACTTGGACATGGCCTGAAGGCCAACAATGCTCACAAGGGTTTCAAGCGGTTTGAGGACGAAGGAGAGCGCCCCTAGCGACTGAACAGCCTGCGCTGCGGACAGGCCACCCAAGCCTGTTATCGGTTCGTTTGACGCAATACGCGAGAAACGAGCAAGTGCGTACAGACCGTCAACCACGTCTGCTCCGAGGAGTTCGTTTAGAGTTGCTCGTCCGTATCCGTTGAGCGCCGTTTCAATGGCCTTGGCGTTCTTCCCAGACAGAACGGCAGTGACGAAATCGTCCCCTCCATCCGCGGCTTTTGCTAGGATGTCTCGAACTGCAAGATCGCGGACAAGTTCCATCGTGGGAGACTGGTCCCCTAGAACATCCTTCGCCGCCTTGACCGCGCTCACGTTGTTCGGCTTCAGCACCGCGTTCAGGACACGGTTTGCATCACCGTCAGCCGCAGACTGCTCCAGAACCCGCATCAGGTTGATGCCTTTCAGGTCCTTCACTTGCCTTGTCAGCGAGTTGATGGCCGAGATCTGGTCTGTAATGGGCATACCCGCCAGACGAACCAGATCCCTTTCGTCTATGTTTCGGCCAAGAGTGGCCATGTCCTTGAGCGCACTCTGCACCTCTGTAAACTGCTTCCCGAAGAGCGTCCTGGCGGTGCTTCCCAAGGCATTGATCTTCTCTGAGACCTTCTCCGCAGATATCCGTCCAAGGACATCCGTGTTCTCAGTGAACATCCGATTGAGGTACATGCCCGCGATCTGACGACGAACAGCCTCGCGCGTTTCAACGCCTTGCCCACGAGCCTGTGCGATCCGCTGCCCGAAGCGCAGTTTGTCGTTGTAGAGCTCGGTGTAGTACCCCTTCAGCGGATCGTTATCCGGAAGGGATGCCACAACGTCGCGAAGAGATTGTGTTGTGCCATTTGGCTGCGGAATCTGTGCGTCGGGCACTACATCAAGCAGTGAGGCAGGAGGTTCAAGGGCCGCGCGCCCAGACGGTACAACCGAGTTCAGGAACCGGCGTATGCCTTCTCCGTTGTTCGGGACCAGAAGACCGAAGTTCGGGTTGACGATGTCTTCCGGGTTGAAGTTCGTGTTCTCGCGGAACTTGCGGAACAGGTTCTCCGACTGGACCTGCTTGAACCGATCTATGCCGCTCGTGTAGAACCTCTGCGCCTTGCGAAGAAGATCAAACCCTTCACGCATCTGCGCAAACTCGGCCTTGGACATAAAACGGCCATCCGCCCCACGAATGGGACCTTTGGTGTTTACCACACCCGCAGCCATTGCTTCGGTCTGTCGGAAGGCCTCTTGAAGCGAGTTGTTCATCCGAGTCAGCATTGCCTTGTCTACTGCTCCGACAAGGCTTGGATCGAATGATGCTTGGTTCAGCATCGTCCGTAGACTGTTGGCCGTATAGACGTCAACAATCTCAGGCATCTCGGTGACGAAGCGGCCAAACTTGGTGCTTTCGAGACCCATGGCCGGGTTGTCGCGGATAATGCCCTCAAGAGCCTTCTTGACGGGCTGCACATTGACGATTGGCTGTCTTCCAAGTTTCTGGTTCGCCATGCCGTAGATGGCATCGACATCCTCATCAAACGCACGTTTCGCGATGTCGAGTGTTTCGGCAATGGGCCTAGCCCCCCTTGGATCCGGCGCTCCAAAGAGGTTTTTTAGTTTGTTGACTTCGACATCGACGACGTTGCGGAGGTTGTCCTCCGCCGTCTTCAGCAAACCTTCTGGGGTTCCGTAGATCCGTTCGATGTCCTTGTTGATGATTCCGCGCAGAGAAGCGTAATCAAACTCCCCTGTAATGCCACGCTCTTGCTGGGTCTTCTGGATCTGTTGAAGCACCGCATCCGCATTCTGTTGAGCCGCAGCCTTGTTCGGGAAAACGCCCTCGTAGAATGCTTGCAGACGCCCAAGAATAGGCGAGGTGTTGGCCGCACGGACCGTGGGCCGAGCACCTTCTGCCAGTGCGGCACGGATCTCAAGTCGAGCCGCATTTGCGGCGTCCCCTCCGGGGCCTTTGATGAGACGCGCAAGGCCCGCAGAAAGGAGCCGTCCACCACCCTCTCCAAGACCTGCGGCCACAGCCTCTAGAGCCGCCTGCCGTCCCACCGTAGCAATGGGCTCCGCTTGTACGCCACTGGCGTACTCAAAGCCCTCATCCATCAAGTAACCGATAGCGCCACCTGCTCCAGCAACCGCCATCGCCGGAAGAATGCCGACACCTGTTGCCGCCAAACTCGCCGCGATACTGCCGGTCAGGGGTCCAGCCGACGCGGAGAAGAACTCCGTGATGTCTTGCTTGGTGAAGGCCTTTTCGTCCTCAATCGCACGAAGACCTGTTCCTTCCAGCCCATACTGGCGCTTCAGGTTTGCCGGTATCGCGTCCAAGTTGAGTGCATAGCCGCCCTGCGGGTCTGCCACATACATGTCCGGAGTGAAGCCCATCTGACCAAGGCGCAGACGGTACTCTTCGTCGTTGTCTGCCTTGGCCAGGTAGTTACGAATCCCGTAGTCCTTCACCCCGCTGCGGTCGATTTCCGCAGGGGCCGCAAAGTTCTTGCGGTAGTAATTCGCAGCAATGCGCTTGGCCTGCTCTGGGTCCGTCACCGATGGCATCGAGAGGACCTGACCATTCGGGAGCGTTACGTCGACCATATCAGCCCCCGTATATCTTGAGGTCTTCTTCCGTCAGAACGATGGCAGGCGAAGCGGCAGGAGCGGCAGGAGCGGCAGGAACGGCAGGAGTTGCCGCGGGTGCTTCAGGACGTTCGATTCGTAGACCCGGTATCCGAGCCGCCAGTGTCGTGAACTCAGACTCGACCTCTTGCCGATTGCGTTGGAGGATGCCCTGAACCTCGCGGATTGCCTCCCGCAGTTCCGCTTCGCTCCTGAATGCACCGGCCGTGAGGCCTGTGATGTTGAGACCAAGGCCGTCCTTGTCGTCCGTAACAACGCCAAGCAGTTCGGCGACGCGACGACGGTCGCCGTCCGAAATCGTACGGCCGCTTTCGCCGAGAAGCATGGGCGCGAGTTGTGCCGCAAGGGTGCGCTGGATGACGTCAAATCGTTGAGCCCCGCTGACCTGCAGGTTTTCCTTGTCGATGCCGATTGCCGATGCAATCGGGTCAGGAATCGCCGACGCCGCACGAGACAAGAAGCGGCTCGCAGATCCTTCAAATCCGGCGATGTCGTCGGTCTCAAGAAGACTTTCCGCCTCTGCGCTCAGGCCAAGCAGGCGGTCACTTTCGTCCATGGCGTTGTTGTACAGCGTGACGATGCGGTCCTGATCCCCAGCGATGATTGGAGTTGCCCCACCAAGAGATCCTTGCAGCGTCGGAATGTACTGAGGAACCTTGCCGAAGAACTTCGTATCAAGGTCCTTGACGCTGTCGCTGTAAAGTGCGGACATCATGTCCACGCCCGGAACCGCAGCTGCCGCCTCTCGCGCCAAAGCTTGCTCACGCTGCAGCGTCAGGCCACCGATGACGGCCTTCGAAATCCGCTCCGCAAGACTGCCTGGCCCTCCAATAGCGCCGCCAAGAGCTGCGCCCATGATGGCCTTGTTGAGCTCATCAACCGTTGCGCCCTCAGGTGCCGGTTCCCCTGCAACGTATTCGTAGGTTTCCTTCAAACCCTCTTCCGTGTTCGGAGCACCAACAGCACTGGTAATCGCGCCTTGCAGATCCTCTGGCGTGGATTCCGGATCTCGCGCCGTGCTGATGACGTTGCCGAACCGCTGCTGCGCCTCCGGATTGTCTCCAATGGCTGCTTGGATCTCTTCAATGCCGCGATTCTGGGCCGTGGGCCGAGGAGCGACAGGCATTTGCGTGATGTCGACGGCACCGACATCAAAGCCCTCTGCGCCCATCAGACCGCCTGTTGTCTCAGGAACGCGCTGCCCACGCGGCATCATCGCCTGCGCGGCGCCCATCGCCATCATCTGCAGCGGGTTAGACATGATGCCAGGAACAAGTCCACCGTCCTGAAACCGCCTCGGCATCGCTGCCTGCATCAACTCAGGGGACGACGCCAGAATACCGCTTGGACCACGGACCTCGGTCCCCTGACGCAGTTTTGCTCCGCGGCGGAACAGGGCTCTGTTGTAGACTTCATCTCTCATCAGCGCGCACCGCTTGGATTGAGAAGACCGCCGAGAATGCCGCCTGCAGAGCCGCCTGGCATCGAACTGAGCGCCTGCGCGGTGCCAAAGATTGACGCAACAGGGTTCGGACGAGGAACGCTTGTTGCAGCAATGGTGGAGGACGTTGACGGAACCCCGCGCAGGATGTCCGACATGTACGAGAACCGCTGGAAGGGCTCGTACGCCTGCTCGATTGCCGCAGCACGCTGCACGTCATATTCCGACTGACGCTGCGCCTGCTCAAGACCGCCGATGTTGAAGAGCGCGTTGACGTCACGCTGCGCTGCCGCCTGCGCCGCCTCGCCCAGTGCGGCTTGCTGCACGCCAAGTTGGCCGATGCCCTGACCGAGTTGGCCAAAGATCTGCGCCGCTGTCTGGCCGCGCTGCATTTGATTCTCGAACGCGCCTTGGGCCTGCTGCTGCGCACCCGTGAACGCTGCCGAACGGAGTTGCGCCCCCGTCTGCGCCATCTGCTGCGCCGCGTTGCGAGCCAGTTCCTGCTCCGCCACAGCCTGCCGCGAACCACCAAAGGCACCAGCCTGAACAGCACTCGCACCAATGCGACCGCGCTCGATGTCCGCTTGACGCTGAATATCTGCTTCGGTCGTCCGGATGACGTCCTCTACGAACGGGTCGTAGTATGCGCGATAGGACCGAGGATCGTAGGCCCCGGTCGTCGCAGCCAGACCCGTGCGGCCTTCGCCAAAGGCACCAAGTCCCCCGCCAAGGCTTTCCTGTGCCGCTTGGAACATCGGCTCATAGAGGCCGATGCCACCTTCCGTCATCATGCGGATGGCCTGCTCCTGCGCAGGCGTGAACGTGATGATGTCGGGCCGCGGAACTCCGCCGACGACTTCCTGAATGGGCTTGCCGAACTGGTCAACCATCGGCTGTCCAGTGCGAGGATCCGTCTTGTAGATCGGGTTTCCCTGCGCATCGAACTGCGGAACGCCCATCAGCGGGCTTACCGCCGCAATTCCGCTAACTCTCCCGGTCGTCGGATCCGTCTGATAGATGTTTGCAAGCAGGTCCTTGAGGAACCGCTCCTGATACTCGGGAAGCAGCGTCTGTTGCTGCTGCAGGATCGTCTGATCGGGTGTGGCCATTACGCCATCCTCTCGTACTGACGCATCAGTTCGTACATCCGAGCCGCACCCTTGTTGCGGTTGCCGCCGCCAGCGCCGCGAACGGCATCCGCCGTCATCACGAACTCACCGTCCGAGAGCCGCGCTTCTTGGACCGGACCACCGTTTTGATAGATCATCGCGGGAATCGAATCGCTGGTTCCGGTCCCCGGTCCTTCGATGAAGCCGCCCTGCGCACGCATCTGGACGTTGGGCATGTAGCGGTAGTCCGGAGCAGCAGTGCCCGCATAGTCCGGAAGCCGCTCACCCGTCTCCATCTGCCGCTGTTGCAGCGGCGTCATCAGACTGCCCTTCGGCTCGAAAGCCTGCAGCAGCATGGCCATGCCAAGCGGGTTGTTCATGCCTGTCGCACTGAGCAGGTTGGCGATGCCCTGCTGCGCACCCGCCATCCCCGGACGAACCTGCTGCGCGCCGCCGCCAGCCGCAGGTGCGTTCGCCCCGCCTGTCATCATCGACAGCAGGTTGCGGCCAGACGCTTGGTTGTCGCCACCACCCATGGCACTGAGTACGTCCATGGCGAACCCGGTCTTCCCCATCGTACCGCCCGTGAACAGCGATCCGATGCCCGTGGACAGGGCGTCCCCGAGGTTCTTGATGTCCCCACTGAGCAGGCCACCGGCGATTGAGCCGAGGGCCGCGCCACCCGCACCGCCCGTCATGAAGCCGATCAGACCGCCGATTGAAGAAGCAAGACTCATGGTGTGTTCACCGTTACTGAACCAACGCCGCCCGTTGCAGCAACCCCTCGGACATGAGGCGTATTAGGCAACGTGATCTTAACAAAACCATCCTGCTGAAACAAGGCTCCCGTCTCAAGGCCCACGTCATCCGTCTGCAGGGCCGTGAGCACGATGAAGGTGTTTCTGCCTTCGCCGGGGTTTTGCTGCTGCGCAAGATATACGGAGAATGCGCGGATGATCTCCGCAAAGTACGCAGGGTTGTACTGCCCGGGAGGGATTGGGAAGTACGGAAGAGGGACGTTTCTACTGCTCATCGACGGCCATCAGGTCTGATGTCATAGCGCGGAGAACCAAGGCGCCAGGTCATCCCGGCCCCGGTCGACTCAACCTTGAGCGTCATCTGCCTGCCACGCAACCTCAAGAAGAACTGCTCGGTAGACGGAGTGAACGTCGATACCGTAGACGCGGTGGTTCCGCCCTGCAGGTAGTTGCGCACCGCTGTCGTAAATGTCGCTGTCGGCGACGCTGACGTCGAATTGAGGAACGACAGGTCCGGAAGCAGGCGGCTGATGAACATGAACTGCTGCCCATCACCGATGTCGATGGGGCTTGAGTCGATGTAGGCCGTGATCGCCGAAGCGGGGTTTGTGCTGCCGTCGTCGAAGCCCAGTTCCTGATAGTAGAGGTAGTGGTCGCTGGATGCCGCAATAGGGTTGTCGAAGATCCCGCGGTCGATCCATGCCGTTCTCGGCATTGTCCCGTAATACCAGACCTTTTCGCCGTAGTTGAACACCACATAGCGGTCGTTGGTCTGGCTGTTCGCCGACGGATAGAACCACCAGATTTCCGTGTTCGCGGAGTTGAGCGCGCCCGCAACCTTCAGCGCCTGATCTTGGTTGAAATCGTCGAAGACGTAATCACGCACCGAACAGGGCAGGTTCTCGACACGGCCGCTGTAGGCGTAGAACTCGTTGTTGCCCATCCAGAAGACGGCGTCATCAACGGCCACCACCGCATTCGGACTCAGGATTGAGATGTTCTCTGAGATAGACCCAACCCCGAAAGTGAACGGAGGTCCGAGGTACTGCATCGAGTAGAGCGTCGTGTCCGTGAACACGAGGATCTGCTGGCGCGTCTCAACGGCCCGCACGATCTCGGACCCAGATCCAAGGCGCAACTCTCCCGCCGTGTTGGTCGCCGTCGCAGCCCAGTCCGTCAGGCTCTCTTGGCTCGAGAACCGAATGGTCAGCGGGTCCTGTGTTCCAGGTGTAGCCTGTGGGTCACAGCCGAATGCGATGACATGGCGGTCCCTGTCAGAAACGAGGACCTGTTTCGCCACTGTCGGCGTCGCATTTGCCCCAGACAATGTACTCAACCCAACTGCGCGCGCACTTAATCCACCTGATGCATCCCAATAGTAGAGCCCCCCATCGCGGACGTTCATCAGAAGATCTTCGCCGAAGTTGTCATGCGACCAGAGCCGCAGCTGGTTGGTCACAAGCGATTGGTTCGATGCAGAGCCCCACGCACCTCGGCTCCATGTGCCAACACCCCAGCCCGCCCCAGATACCGCCGTGTCCAGGCCCACGTTAATCTGGTATGCCCCGATGACCGCTGCCCCACCGTCGCCACTATCCGACGAGTTCGCAACAACCGGCGTCGGGGTGTACTGGCCGTCAATCGTAATATCAGAAAGCGTGGCCACAGCGCGCGCCGTGATCGTGTAGTTGTCGGCATCGACGATGCTATCGATCTCGTACTCTTGGTTCAGGACCGCAGCGGTGATGTTGCCGCCAAGACTGACCGCCCCACTAAACGTCACGAAGTCCCCGGCCACCGCACCGTGGTTTGTGTCCGTCACCGTTAGGGTCGAAGAGCCATCTGTCGCTGCAAAAGTTACGTCGCCAGCCGCTGTGGTTGTACGGATCGGCGTGATGTCGTTATAGCCGCCGCCGCGCTCGATGTAGTACTTGAGGCTCGTTCCAACGCCGATGTACTGGTCGTTCGACAGCGTCACCCAAGGATGCAGCGCACGGCAGACGCCCAGAAACGACTTTGTCGACTTCCGCTGCCAGCCGCCGATCTTCTCCGGGAAGCCAAACCGGAAACGGATCTTGTTACCGTCAAACCACCCGCCCTCGTTTGAGTAGCTGGTGATTTCTCGGTTGATACCGGGCCGGAACTGGAACTTCGCCAAGGGCATTCGATCAGGCTCCAAGCGCCGCGTTGGTCTTCGTCATGTCCGCGCAAGTGTACCGCTGGTAGCCCTTGAGGTCAGGCATCGGTACCTCCACGATCTCGGCGCCCGTTTCTCGGGCCACGGTCCGCGCCACGTCCATGAAGGACGTGGCCGTTCCGGTGCCGAGATTATACACGCCGCTGACGTCCAAGTCAAAGAAGCGTCGATGGACGTCGATCACCTTCTCCACGGGCACAAAATCCCGCTTGATGCCCTCGCTGCCTTCGAAGACTTCGATGTAGCCCAGCGCCGCAGCCTGTCGCCGAAAGCGCGTGTGCGGAGAGGCTTGGACCTTGTGCTCGTTCGGGCCGTAGACGTTGAAGTAACGGAAGAGTTGCACCGGCATCGGCCAATCGCGGTCGAGGACGTAAAGTTCCGTGATCCGCTTCGACATGGCGTAATCGTTTGGCGGGAAGACGGCAACGTCTTCGCGGAACAGGGGTCCGGAACCGTATACCGCCGCCGTTGATGCAATCTGGATCGGAATCTGGCGATCAGCGCAGTCGTGCAGGAGTTCCTTGGTAAAGTTCACGTTCCGCTCGGCCAGAATCTTCCAGTCGGTAAACTGGGTGTCGGTGATCGCGCCGAGATGGATGACGCGCGAGATGCCGGTGAGATCGACCTTTCCGTCGCCCCATTCGTAACCCCGCGCATCTGGGAACGCGCGCATCATGTTGCTGCCAATGAAGCCACGATGCCCGGTGATGAGGATCATAGCGTCGGCACCTCGTGCGACTTCAGGGCATACGTCCCGATCTTCGTGCAGGTGATCGCGGCGCAGCGGTTGGCGAAGTTCATCGACGTCGGCACATTGCACCCGCTCGTCATGGCAAAGGCAAATGCCGCGAGGAACGTGTCGCCCGCGCCGCAGACGTCCACTACATCGACAGGGAAACCCGGTGCTACCGTCGTGCTGTTGTGCCGAGCCCCGTCTGCCCCGAGCGTCACCACGAGGTTTGTGGGCCGTGACAGGAGCGCCGCCTCCTCCGCTGCGTTGATCTTGAACCATGCAGGCCCCAGGCCGCCGAGGTGGCGCTTCTTCGTGTCGATGTAACAGTGCTTGAAGCGCGACAGTTGGGCGATGTCGTTGTCGGTCAGGAAACCCTTGTTGTAGTCCGAGACGATTACCGCGTCGAAGTCTTCGGGATTGTAGGTCCTGACATCCTTCCACACCTTGTCTGGCACGTTGTCGTCGTCCACGCGCAGCAGTTGCTGCCCGCTCTTCTCGTCGATGTAGCGCGTCTTGAACGACACGCCGTTCTTCGGCACCTCGGTTCGTACTTTTACACCGAAAGCTCGGAGGTTGGCGGCGACGTTCAGAGCCATGCCCACGCGGATCTCGGTGCCGTGCATCGACAGCAGAGGGGCCGACGCCTCGGGGTTCAGCCGCTTGATGGTGCCGTACTTGTAGACGTCGTGGCACGCATCTCCGATAACCAGAAACCTCATTGCCCGTCACCCGGCAACACGCGGTAGTTGTCGTTCGGGTCGTCGTGGGTCGAGACCTCGGACACCGTGCCCTCCTCCAGACAGATCAACTGGTGCGGCGAGAAGCGCGGGTTGTGCCATATGGCACCCGGCATCAGGCTCATCGTCTGGAGTTTCGCCGTCTTGGTCTCGATCCAGCGCACCTCGAAGGCGCCCGATCTCACCATCCATGTCTCGGTCTTCTTGGCGTGAAAGTGCATCGAGCACCGGCCGCCCTTCTTAAAGACCAAGTCCTTCCCACAGTACTCGTCCTCGTCCGACCAGATGAGCTCGTGCCCCCAGCCCTTCTCCACCACACGCATTGACTACTCCCGTTGTTGATTTGCCGTCGACATAGGGGAGGATGACGACCCGCGCGAGGTCGTGACCCACGACCTCCTGCTCCCTGTAGTCTCCCCCCTTCGTGATGATATCAGGCTTCACGCGCTTGATAAGGGCGTGCGGCGTGTCTTCGTCGAAAATGTAGACCGCGTCCACGCAGCGCAGGGCGAGCAGCACGCGCTTGCGATCTTCCTGACAGTTGATCGGGCGGCGGTCGCCCTTCAACCGGCGCACCGACTCGTCGCTATTCAAGCCAACGACCAGATACTTTCCCAGCGCGCGGGACTGTTCAAGGTACTGGATGTGGCCGACGTGAAGGATGTCGAAGCAGCCGTTGGTGAAGACTAGCATGTGCGCTGTATCGCGACCTGATACCCGGTCGGCGTCTCCAGAACTTTCAGGCGATTCCAGTTGCAGGCGATGAAGGCGTCCACCGCCTGCTTCGGGCTGTCGTGGATGCTGTCGCCGTAGCGCCAACTGACCGCGTCGTCGAAGAGCATGACACCGTCCTTGTTCAGCAGTTCAAAACCAAGCGCCGCGTCGAGCAGCACGTCCTTCGCGAAGTGCGACCCGTCGACGTAGATCAGATCCGCCTTGACTCCTCGCAGGCGCAGGTCGATCAACCCGTCGAGCGACGTCTTCTCGATCAGCTCCACCTCGGGGAACTGGGCGATGTTGTCAAGGAACAACTGCCGCGCCTCGTCCAGCACCGGCTGCTTGAGGTTCTCGGACGCCGTGAACGGGTCGATGACGTAGTAGGAGAACGGGCCGCACTGGCGCAGGAAGGCGGCGAAGTTGCAAGTCGTCTCGCCCTCGAAGGCTCCGATCTCGACCACCGTCCTCGGGATGCCGACCTCGTTGAAGATTCGGCCAAGCGACTGCTTGGTGTGGTCGTGGAAAATGACGCTGAACTTCATCGGGCCAGATCGTCGTTGCGCTGTGTCGTGCGTCCTTCGAGCGGGCGACCGAGGATCGTCGTGTCCTTCATGTCGCCTTCCCAGCCGTTGTAAGCGTAGATGCCCATCTGGTGAATGGGGAAAATGTCGGCCCGCAGCATGATGTCGAGCGGCGCGCTGATGCCGTACTTGAGCACATGGGCCAGCATGTTCTTGGCCACCGCTGGGTCGATGGCATACGAGTGCGCTCGGCAGATGAAGTGGTAGTTCGGCCCCTCGCTCGCATGCGGCGGCGTGGGCATCACGGCCCACCCTTGGTTCACCTGCTCGTTGCTGCCGAGGTAGCAGATCGAGTTGAACACCGCGTGATGCGTGTATGCCTGCACCATGATCGCGTCATGCTCCAGCACGACCAGCGGCTGGTCGTCGAGCACGCACTTCTGCCACAGGCTGATGTGGCTCAGGGCGCAGGCCACTTCCCCGCGCGTCAGGTAGTGGTCGGTCACCTTGACCATCGCGGGCACGCCGCCGTGGTGCGCGGGCGGCTGGATGGGGTTCTGGATGCCGTCGTAGGCGTCCCAGTAGGCCCACGGCATCCCCGCCAGATCGCAGCTATCGGCACAGCGTTGCGCCTTCTGGGCCGACCTCTCGTGGTCGGGGATGCGGATGATGTAGGCTTTAGAAACGGTCTGGTTGTAGCTGTAGTTGAGGGAATGCACGGGTTAGCCTTTGGTGATGGCGAGCGCGTGAGCCGCCATAGGGCCACGCGCAATTTTTGACCATGTTGTTAAGGCACCAACCTGTATTGGGCTAGATTTATTAATAATGGTATCATCCCCGAGTTCGCCATCTCCGCCTGCGCCGGAAACCCATAGCGAGCCATCCGTTTTTATGGCCCTAATGTTTCTGTTTGATGCAGCAACATGAGACCAAGTGGTAAGATTTCCGATCTGTACAGGGCTAGACCTGTTTATTACGGTGCCATCGCCAAGTCTTCCAGAGTTGTTCCAGCCCCATGCCCACAATGTCCCGTCGGCCTTAACAGAAGCGACGTGAAAACTGCCCGTGGAAAGTTGCGACCAGTTGGTTAAAGAGCCAATCTGGACAGGACTGGAGCGTCTAATTACAGTTCCGTCGCCGAGTGAGCCAAGCCCGTTATAGCCCCAAGCCCATATTGTTCCGGTAGTCTTAATTGCCGCTGTAAAAGAACGGCCTGCCGAAACTATTGCCCAGTCTGTTAGCGATCCAACTTGAACAGGGCTAGAACGGGAAATCACGTTAGTTTGACCGAGTTCCCCATAGCTGTTCATCCCCCATGTCCACAAGGTGTTATTAGTCTTTACAGCAGCAGTGTGTTTATATCCTGCCGTCAACTGAGACCAATCTGTTAATGCGCCAATTTGAACTGGGCTGGACTTATTAACAACTGTATTGTCGCCAAGTTGACCCTCAGCGCCCCCACCCCACGCCCACAGTGTTCCATCTGTTTTAATTGAAACTGTATGAAACCTTCCAGCTTCTACCTTATGCCAACTTGTAAGAGCGCCGATTTGGACAGGGCTTGATCTGTCAACAATAGTGCCGTCGCCAAGTGTGCCAGCATAATTAATTCCCCACGCCCACAATGTTCCGTTTGTTTTTACGGAGGCGCTAAAATTGCTACCAACCGCAACTTCCGACCAATCAGTTAAAGCCCCCACTTGAACGGGGCTAGACATGACAATCGTGTTTCCAATGCCAAGCGAGCCAAACGCATTCTGCCCCCACGCATACAACTCCCTCGGCAAAATCGGCTTCGGCCACGCCCCCGCCTTCTCGTACTCCAGCACGGTGTCGAGCGTCCACATGCCGGATGCGGAGCCGCCTTCGCCCCCGGTCGGCCCCG